GGTTGAGGTTCTCGTGGGCGGTCAAGTTATTGATGATCAGGATACTTTCTTCGCTAACAAGATTGCTCCTAACCTTTTCGCCACTGGTATTTCCAAGTCCCCCGTTGGTGAACTCTACGATGGCTCCACTGCCTCCAAGTTCTTCCCTTTACGCTTCAGTTTCTGTGAGAACTGGCAATCTGCCCTTCCCCTCGTTGGTTTACAGTATCATGATGTGGAGCTTCGCATTCGGTGGGCGGATAACGCCGCTGTGAACAGTGCTACTCGCCGTGTTGAGTGCCACGCTAACTTCATTTACCTCGACACTGATGAGCGTCAGCTTATCGCCAGCGAGCCCCGGGGTATCCTTATTACCCAGGTTCAGAAGGCTCTCCCTTCCATGGGTCGCACTCAGGAGTTGAACTTCAACCACCCCATCAAGTTCTTGGCCGCGAGCAACGTTGCCACTGACAGTGTTAACACCGCTACTAACCGTGTGAAGCTTCAGATTAACGGTACTGATGTCACTGACTACAAGTTCATTGATCCCCACTACACCACCGCCGCTTCTTACTACCACGCCCCCAACTCCAAGACTGATCCCCAGCTTTACGCGTTCCCCTTCTGTCTTGACACTTCCAGGCTTCAGCCAACTGGTAGCCTTAACTTCAGCCGCCTTGATTCTGCCCGCATTGTCAGTGAGACAAGCAACTTCAAGGACACAATTTATGCCGTAAATTTCAACATATTAAGGGTTGAAAATGGGATGGGAGGTTTATTATACAGTAACTAAATTTACCCTTCACTATAACATAATCTTCACTACTAGTAAAATGAACTTCTGGTTGATTGTCTTTTTACTAGGAGCAGTTTTCGTATTGACGTACAATCCCAAATCCAGGACACTCGAGAAGATCGTCGAAGTCCAGCCCAAGCAGGAGCAGTGTGAAGCTGAGAGATATCAGCGTCTTCAATTCATTGGAGGGGATGATGCCTGTACTCAGAAGGGAAATACTAAAATGGGTGCAATAATTTCAGCTTAAAAGAAATCGACGTCTATTACACATAAGATGTTATCTTTTGATCGCGAAACCATGCTTATCGCGGGTGTTATTGTTTGCATTGCTGTCGTTGCTTACATGTTTAACGATATGCGAAAGACCAAGGAGGATGTTCACGCTGTGAAGACCTTCTCGGTTAATCTGATGAAGGGTCTCACCATTGAACCGGTTGAAGATGAAGCGAAACCTCAGACTGTTACTAAGATTCCTGTTACTGAGGAGAAAAAGGAGGAATAAACATATTCGTATATTATAACTTGCTAAATGAGCAATGAAGAAATACAAAGCGATAGCTATTCCAGTAACATTTGAAGGCGATCGCCCACGGTTTCTGACCGTGAGAGATCGTAGATTTAAGGATTGGATTTTTGTCACAGGGGGATGCAGGCGTAGAGAAATTTACAATCCTTTAAGATGTGCTCTTAGAGAGCTAGAGGAAGAGACACGGGGTGTTGTTTCGTTGAAGAGGGGGGAATATACAGAGTTTAATTTTATACATAAGGAAAGTCCCACAGTAGAATTAGTATATAATGTTTACGTCTTTTTCGTCGACTATAAACGCACAGATCAATTCAATATGATTAAGAAGTTTAATGATGAAAAGATGAAGACCAATTTAAAAAAGATTAATAAAGAACCGATAAAGAAGACATACGACGAGAATGATTTTATGAGCTTTGATACTTTAGAAGAATTCAATGGCCGTAAACGATGGGATCTGATCATACGAAATGTCATTCAGAATCCACAGTTCTATTCGTGTGTAACTTCGTTAAATAGAAAAACATTTAGTATAAAATAGGAATGAAGTCGAAGACTTACATTTTAAAGCAGATCAAAGATCTTCTTATTGATAACAAAGCATATAGTGATCGAAGGGCGGAACAATATATAGAGAGTGTCAGAACCAAGACAGTCTACGAACTTCTTGTTATTAAAAAGAACCTTAGTACCGATATTAAAGAGCATGCAGACATTTCTTGTATGCGATCCATTCTATATGATAGCTATCAAGACGATTAAAAGAATGACTCCAAAGATAAATAAGTATGTTCAAGAGCTGGTGCTCTAAGAACAATTTAAAAAATGCGAAAGCTACTTCACATGTTCTCATGGATGGTGGAGTGCTTTCGATACCATTCGACAAACTTGACGAATTCTGTGAACGTTACATAGAAGCCGTGAAGAACAAGGAAAAACTTTATTTGGTGGAACAGAAGACTTCAACCTACAATTTCTTTTTGGATATTGACTACAAAGATGAAAAGGCGTTGGATATTCCATTTGTGCAGAAGCTTTGTAGAATCATATGTGACAAGGTGAAGACTCTAGGAGGTAAAGATTGTCTTATATGTGTTTCTAAACCAAAAGAAGTTGACGACAATCTGATTAAGACCGGTGTTCATATGAACTGGCCAGGATTTATCATAGATCAAGAGAATGCATTGAATATCCGTGAACATGTTATAGCAACTTTGAAGTCAATTTTCAAAAACAAAAATTGGAATCAGATTATTGACTGTTCAGTATATGGTGATTTAAAAAAGAGGACCAAGGGGAGTGGATTTAGAATTCCATGGTCATACAAAAAGGGGAAACACCTTGCATGTGGTGGTCAGGGATGTTCAGGGTGTGATAACGGTAAGGTCACAGAGCTTCCATATGTACCGGTATTCAAGTATGTTTATGGCCCTGTTCTTTGTCTAATGAATACAGTTTCCCAAGAAAATGAACCATCTATTGATACTTTGAAAATGTCGATCATTCGTACAGAAGATACAAATGCCAGGGCTGTACGACCACTCGATGGTAAGAAGAGGGAAGAGGGTTCATTCACACAGACACAGATGAAAGATGAGTTTGATAATTCAGAAGCTATAGCCCACCTCGAAACTTTTATTCGAAAGAACCTTGAAGGTCAGGAAGATGCTAGAATCACTAAAGTATTTACTCATAAAAATCACTTTCTTGTATCATCATCATCTAAATACTGTGAAAACATAGGACGTTCTCACAATTCCAATCATATATGGTTTCATGTTGTCGGTGATGTCATTATTCAGAAATGTTTTTGTACATGTGAAACAGTGATAGGTAGGAAAAATGGATTTTGTGCAGATTTTAGAGGAGAACAAAACCAATTGCCAGCGTCACTCGTTAGTAAATTATACCCAAATGCAGGACCACCCAAAAGATCTGTAACACCACCAATCAAGCAAAAACTAACGATAGACGACGCTATTCCAGTTCTTAACGAGTTTATTAACAAAAATATTCAGGCCATGGGTATTACAAACCTCTCTAAAAAGAAAGGTAAATACATAGCTACAACTACAGATCCAGAATGTGAACTCTTGATAGACAAGACAGGAGTGGACTTTGTATATTCAAAAACTCCATCTAAAAACCATAGAAGTGTCCTAAACAAAAAATCCAAGGAGATTTTATTTCCAGATAAAAAATAGGATGTCAGGAGCTTTACTGGCCACAGCTACATATTTAACAAATCTTCTTACTAAGAAAACTATTCGTAGTGACGACTTAGATATTCTCATAAAAAAAGTTCATGAATATTCAGGATTAAACCCTGATGAGTTTTATGCATTCATCACCAACATAAATGTCTTTAAGGACATGCTCAGAGAAGATCCCGAATTTGCAGGAAAGTTTCTTTATATAGCACTGGATAGTTTAGAGAACGTTGGGATAATGTCAGAATTCCAGGAAGATATACATCAACTAGCATTACAAATAGGTTATTACGCAGAAAAGATGATAATGGACGCTTCTATTAACAAAAACACCGCGTTTCATCCTAAATACTTAAACAGTCGACTATAATAGAACCAAATGATTTCCCGTTCTGGTCGCCGTATTAAGAAACCCGTTATTTATTCTCCCGAGGAGGAACTTGTAGATGATTATAAAGAGGACGAATACGACAGTGATGATGACAACAGTGACATAGATACCGACGATGAGATTGGTTCCGAAGATGACTATGAAGACAATGATGAAGATGCAGACGACGACGGAAATCTAAAGGATTTTGTGGTCGGTGATGATGATGACGACGAGGATTATGAATCTTCTGACGACGAGGAAGAGTATAGTGAGTAATTTCCCACTTAAAAAAATGAAAAACAATTATAGAAATGGAAGCAGATATCGGTAATCCCATAGATTTTAACAAAGAAGAACATATTCAGGATTCAGAACCCGATCAAGACCATGATTATTACCAACAACAGGCACCAAATCCTATGATGATGATGCCTCCTCCTATGTATCAATCTCAGCAACCAAAAGTTGATTTTTTTGCAAACATTGATAAAACGACGTGGATTGTAGGATTTATTGTATTTATACTTGGATTTTTTATGGGGAAGACAATGCAGCCAATCATACTCAGGCCTGGCTAAGAGGGTATCCGTAGATCCATTCTTTATCACTCCAGGGAAAATTACCAATAAATTCACCAGTTGAACCCCTTTTTCGTTCAGTAAAATACGCACGGCTCGTGACCACTGGGTCCTTAAGTTGTGCGGCTAAAACTTCTGAAGCTGTATTCATCTTCTTTTTGACAATCTCAGGTGATGTGAAAAAGAAGTAAGCTACAAAAAATACGATGAGAAGTGTGATGATATTAATCAACACACTGAACATTCTTAATAGGTATAGACATTTTTATATTATTCGCTGACGGTATTGAGTGCAGCATTGGCATCGGCCTCACGCTTAGCCTGCCTCTCCTTCATCTCCTCAGCGACAATTTCATCCGCCTTCTTCACGAGTTCCTCCATAGGAGTGTCGGGATTCTCCTTCTGTAGACGTTCAAGAACCTCGGCTGGATGACTGATAGGAGCTTCATCCGGCTTATTGTAAAACTTAGAGTTCTCGTCACCGGGCTTGAAGTTGCTAGACCCCTCAACCATATCACGCTTACGTTCCTCAAACATCTTGACAGCTGCAGCCTGGTTCTCCTTGTAACCCTGCATAAGCTCCTCGAGCTTCTCATTGGTATAGTGAACATCCTCAATCTTCGTGGGATCGGGGGGAATGAGAAGCCACTTGTACATGTCTACGACATAAATATCAAAAGTCGCATCCTCCTTTTGAAGACGCTTTGCATGGCTCTCAGCCTCTGGACGAGAGTTAAAGCAACCCCTGATCTTAATACCAAATTGATCATTCTTTTGAGGACACTCGGGACCCACAACGGAAAGGCATGCGTAAATCTGACCAGGAACGGTAGTGTAATCTTGTTCGAGAGAACCCATTATATTCTTACTACACACAAAAACTTTAAGTTCTTTATAACCTAAGTCATTTAAGCCTTTGACACGATATGATAATATGGAAGATATACGGAAAGCTCATAACAATTTTAAGAAGGATCTTATCCAGAAGTCAACGGATAATGGAGATCTTGTACTTGACGTTGGGTGTGGTTGTGGTGGTGATCTTCAAAAATGGCGTCACGCGGGGGCTAATATAAATATGTGTGACCCGGATGAAAAGTCACTGGAAGAGGCGAAATCAAGAGCAAATAATTTGAAGATACGCGTTAATTTTTATAAAGGTGACATTTTCAATTGTCCGAACAGAAGATATAACGTGGTGTGTTTTAATTTTTCTTTGCATTATATTTTTGCATCGGAGAAATTATTCAAAGAGTCTATACGTGAAATTAAAAAACGTATGAAACCGGGTGGAAAACTTATAGGGATTATTCCGGATTCGGAAAAGATTATTATGAAAACTCCGTTACAGGATGACATGGGTAACTTCTTCAAATTGAAGGAACATGGTAACGGTGGTTTTGGTGAAAAACTGTTCGTACATCTGATTGATACTCCTTATTATTCGGATGGTCCAAAATCAGAACCAGTTGCATACAGAGATCATCTTATTCACGAACTAGAGTCGAACGGTTTTACTTTAACTTTATGGGAAAACTTATCAGGAAGTCACATCTCAGAGTTGTACAGTAAATTTATGTTTGTATATAGAAAATGATAGCAGTAATAGTATTGCTTATCATTAATGTATACCTATACGTAACTACAATTGAACCCATGAAGTTGAGGTTAGTCAAGGAGAGGTATAAGATATTCCGTGAAAATGTAGAAGGTACAGAATTTGAAAAGTTGAAGCATCCGATACCTATCACAGCACATCATAGATTGAAGGGTACAGTTGG